TTGCAGTTCTGTATCTTGGGGGATTTCTTCTCGGGCTTCCTGAACAAACGCTTTAAGTTGGGTCAGGTACTCGGTCGGGGTTTCCTGTGGCTGATGCAACTCATCAGGAAACTTTTTCATTCGGGTTTCATAGCGACCTTGATAGCTTTCAGCTAATTGGTCTGCCAAGTCAACAATCTTGGGATAGAACTTGCCCAAAGCCTTGTGGACAGAGTATTCCCGTGTCTGCAAATGCTGAAAATGGGTAATCGTGCCACTGTGAAACAGAGTAGCAACGAACTCGGCAACTTCGGCATTTTTATCCATGTTTCCACTATAACAAAAAAAGCGGGGGAATTAAACCCCCAAAAGGCAACTGCGTAGCCTATTCAAATTCTGCCACAAAAGGCAAAGGAACTTCAACAGGCCATTTCCCTTGCTTACAAAGCAAAAGTACTGTGCCAATGTGAGCCTCTGCCCATTTCTTTTGTCGTTCTTCCTTGGTCAGGTTCTTGCCTTGGTCGATTTCGTAATGGCAAGCCAAGCACAAAGCAGCGACCAGATTGTCATCAGCCTTGATGCCCCGACCCTTGCCACCGCCCCAATTACTGTGAGCCGCCTGAACGCCATTGTCCATGCCACAACTTTGACAGGAAAGACCCGCCACTAGCTTCAGTAGTTTCTGACTTCTCACATATTGATGCTTCGGATATTGCATATTCTTTAGTGTAAAACTTGTGGTTGTTCTCGCATTGGCGCTTGCGGCTGACAAATTCAGGGTTTGATCGGGTGTCTAAAACTTTTAATTGTTCAGACCCACAGCGGGGACACATCATGTTTCAATTCCTTTGTCTGCCATCCATGCCAAGAGCCATTCAATAAACTCTGAGCCTTCTTCTTTGGTGAATTTGTGGCTCTGAAGCCCAAGCTGCACAACTCTTTCCCCGTCTAGGCTTGGGGCGACCTTGCCCACCTTGCGCCCTGTTTCATGCGCCCACTGGTCGATCAACAGCCTTTTCCAATCGTCTGATGACCAGGCAGAGCCAGCGCCCTTCATTTCTTTGTAAACCATGCTAATTAGGGCGTGAAACATATCGTTCTGGTCTGTGCTTCGGGTGGCTTTCTTAACCTCCAAGCGCAATTGCTTACCCGCTTGTAAGGTTTCTTTAATCTTGGGCCATAAGTCTTTCAGGACTGTGTGTGCCTGTTGGCTGTTGTGTAAGGTGATGATCATGCTTCCCTCACTAAAACTTCGACCTTTGCCACCTCACCATAAACCTTGGTGCTGTGGATAGATGTAATCTGCGAGTCGTTTAAAAATACGATTTTGTCCATGCCATCAATCACGCTCTTAATTACATTATCCAAATCAGGGCGTTTTGTGTGTTTTTCAGAATCGCTTAAACAAGCCTCAGTGCGTTTTTTTGAGTAAGAGTCGGGAACGGCAAAGGTAGCGTAAATAAACGCCTCTAATGCCCCTTCAAAGGGTTTTGAACCACCCATTGCGGCTAAAGCCATCATGCCAACCTCAAATTCATAGGCTTTTGTTTTTTCAGGGGTGTAGGCAACGGGAAATTTCCCTCTAGTGGAAAACCTCGGTCTGCCCTTTGGTACAGGTTCGCCATACACCGCAAATGTGATTTGCATCATTTCTTGTCTTTCTGTGTGTTCATGCGTTGTCTCAGATCGTCAGCAGCCGCTTGGCCTCGCCTCTTGGCAATGTCCGCTAGGGTTTGTTGCCACCAGTATTGGGCTTCTCCCTTGCCTTCCTCCAAGACTTTCTTGCGATAGCGCCTGATCCACTCGGTTGCTTCGGTGCGTCTCATAGTCTCCTGTAAGTTCAAGCGCCCTTGTGATGACAAACTCGCTAAATTGTTGTCCTTCTCTGACCCGATTAAGAATGGCTGTTGCTTCATGGTGTGTCATTTTGAATAATGCTTTTTTAATGCTGCCAATTTAGCCAGAGCTTCAGCCTTAATCCGATCACTTTCAATTTGCTCATGAATTGTTTTTTTGCGCTCAATCAATAATTCAGTTGGCGGTTTGACAGGGATAAATGGCCCTTGATTACACATATCCCGAAAAGCGATGGCGCTCGGTGGAAAGTCTTTATCCAGCTTGCCAAGCGCAAAATCTAGGCTTGGCTTATATGTCAGAAATCTGCCGACATATTGCTTCCAAGTCTGTCTGACAAGATTTGGGTCAACATCTTGCCAGTGGATAATAAATCGTGAGCCGTAAATGGCGTTCATCATTCCAAAAATGTAATCAAAACCTGAGTCAGGATCACAAAAGTCGTTTTCGTTCCACATCTTGTGCCTCCAATATCACTGTTTCAGATTTAGCCCAAAAGGGCGTTTGAGGAATTGATTTGCCCCTGGTCAACTCTGCCATCACATTTTGACGTTCTTCAGATCGGGTAAGTTTTTCTTGAACCCAAGTTGCTTTAAATCCACGCCATCCACGGGCAGCACATTCAGCTAATGCTTGTTCAAGTGTCCAACCCGCTTTGTCCGCTTCTTTTTGAATTGATTTGATGACAGTTGTTGTGATGACAGCTCTGCTTGCTTTTCTTTGTTTGACAAAAGAATCCCAAACTTCTGGTGAAACGCCTTCAGGCGCTTTTGCCTTTGTCTCTTTCTCTGTCTCTGTCTCTGTCTCTGTCTCTGTACTATCAAGTTGATATCCACTTGATATCACATTGATATCATCTTGTTCCAACCAATGAGACAGCTTGGAAACGATTTCTTTAGTTTTAACTTCTGTCAATCTAAGACGAAAAGCAAGAGTTTTGGTGTCGGGGATGCGTCCATCGTCCTCACTGGCAATCAACCAGAGCATGACCAACACTTTGGCAGCCAAGGGGTCTAATTCATGCCACTCAAGGTCATCAAGAATGTCACGATACAGCTTTACCCAAGGAGGCCGCCTGTCCTTGAAATGCTGAAACTTTGTCCAGTTTTTAATTCTCATAAAAAGCCCAAAAAAAAGGGCTACACCTGAAGTCTCACCCTTTCGGATGTTGGCGGACTGGCGTAGTAACCAGCAGACTTCATGTGTAACCCTACTACATTAACACCGCCAAGTGTTTTGGTGATCTTACTATACAAACCATTCAGGACGCAACACCATCAATTGATAAAGGCGACCAGTTGGGATTTTTTTCCAATGGGACACGGCACTTCTTTTGATGCCCAATATCCTTGCAAGCTCACTTGATGAGCCAGCCAATGTGATAGCCTTTTGTTTGTCCATGTGTTGATTTTACTCACTATTGTGAAAATACAACAATAAGGGTTTATCCCTACAAAATAATTGTTGATTGATGTTGAGAAAACTCTACAATGCGTCCATGCCCTGAACTTCTCGGGGTCTTTTAAGGAAAGCAAATGCAAGCAAGCAATCTTCAACACAGCTTTGAAAATGTAGTGTCATTTGATGATGGCGAGACAGTTGAGATCGTCACAGTTGGTTATGACTACTACCCTGAAGAAATCAATTACCCGCACGAACCTGATTATGCAGAAATCTTTGATGTGTTTGTGTTTGACGCACAGGGCAAGCACATCACTTATGACATACCAAATGACGAATACAAGCGTTTGATGGATGAAGCCAAATCTCACTTTGCCACTTTGGAGGCTGTATGAAATCTAAGATCATTCAAACAATTGTCGAATGGACATTGGCAATCATCATCTTTGGTGGTTGGGGCGTTCTCTTGGCATGGAGGGGCTAATCATGATTGAACACATCAAAGATTATTTCCGCTTGCCATCACCAAAAGAACTAGCGGCTAAAGAACTTGAAGCGGCACAACGCAAGCTGTTAGAGGCTCTCAGCGCCCAAGAATACGCAAAGCGGATGTGTGACTACCACTCCGACCGAATCAAACGCCTAACAACTTATTTGAGAGATGAATCATGAAAATGTTTACATTCACCCTTTTATGCACACTCAGCATCATCACAACTGGATGCTCAATGATGCCTGGCTCTGCGCCCACGCCCCCCAATCAAGATTTGATTGTTGACAAGCAAGTGCAACCGATGGGTCGTAATGAAGTGATCGATGCTGTGCGCCAGTGCGAGTCATCAGGACTTCGTGCAATTCCCTTGTACGCAAAACGCAAGATCGGTGGCTACACAGTGGAAACAATTGTGGAAGTTACTTGCGGCCCTAAATATCAATTCTAAGGATCATCATGTCAATCGCTAATTTACTGACTTTAAATGTCAACGAACACACTGAGAAAAAAGCCAATCTGACTTATCTGTCATGGGCATGGGCATGGGCTGAAGCACTCAAAGCAGACCCCAAAGCCTCGTTCAAGGTTGAGATGTTTGGTGACAAATGCTTTATGGACATCAACGGCACAGCAATGGTGTGGGTCACAGTCACCATGTTTGACAAGCCAATGACTTGCCAGCTTCCTGTGATGGATCACCGCAACAAAGCCATCGTGAATCCTGATGCTTTCCAAGTGAACACCGCCATCATGCGTTGCATGACCAAGGCACTCAGCTTGCATGGCCTCGGTCTATACATCTATAACGGAGATGATCTCCCGTCTTTCATAGAGCCTGAGTCAACCATTGACGCTGACAGCATGACAGACTTGTTTGCGGCTATTGAAAGCGCCAGCACTCAGGACGAACTGAAGATTGCCTACAAAGTAGCTTATTCCGCTTGTGATGGTGACAAGGCTTGGCAGATGAAAGTGATCGCAGCCAAGGACAAAGCAAAGGCTAAATTATGAACACAGATGAAGATGACGAATTCGACCGCATTGCCCATGAAAACGAAATGAAAAGTGGTCAGCCATACCACTTTGATATTTTTGTCTCACCCTCACAGCGCAATCATGTGCTTGAGGAAGTGGCAAAAGAAATTCAAAAGATGACCGCCTTTGGTCAGGACACTTTAGACAGTTTTAGCGTTTACATAAGGAATATGAAATCATGATTGAAATGATGGAACAAGGCACAGAAGAATGGTTCACCATTCGAATTGGCAAGGTCACCGCATCCCGTGTGGCTGATGTGATTGCCAAGACAAAGACGGGTTATTCAGCAACCCGTGACAACTACATGGCTCAGTTGGTGTGCGAACGCCTGACGGGTCAAAAGGGTGAGAGTTTTAGCAATGCTGCCATGCAACACGGCACAGACACAGAACCCCTTGCAAGAGCCGCTTATGAGGCTTATGCAGATGTTTTGGTTGATGAAGTGGGGTTTGTACCCCATCCCTCAATCGAAATGGCTGGCGCTTCTCCTGATGGCTTGGTGGGTGATGATGGCCTTTTAGAAATCAAATGCCCCAACACAGCCACGCACATTGAGACTTTGCTTAGTCAAGGTGTGCCAGGCAAGTACAACACCCAGATGCAGTTTCAGATGGCTTGCACAGGGCGACAGTGGTGCGATTTCGCTAGTTTCGATAATCGACTACCCGCAGAACTTCAATTGTTTGTGAAGCGAGTCCCACGGGATGAAGTGTTCATCAGACTAATAGAAGCAGAAATTGTCCAATTCCTTGCTGAACTGGACGACAAAATCAATAAACTTATGAAAGTCAAAAATGTCTAAACTCTACGAAATTACCATTGTTTCAGGTAAATACAAAAACAAAGATGGTGTGGAGAAATCCCGCTATCAAAACATTGGCTCGGTCATTGAGACCAAGAACGGCCCGATGCTAAAGTTGGACAGCATCCCACTGCCAGAGGGCGGTTGGAATGGTTGGGCATATCTGAACACCCCCAAGCCAAAAGACTACCAAGGCTTGCCAAAGGACGATGACATTGATTTTTAAGTTTACGGGGGGAAAGCTGTGCAAAGGCTTTTTATGCTTGCGGACGAACAGCCGTACCCCCACCTATTTAGGAAATATCATGGACTATAAAGACACATTTAAGAGAATTTTCGCCATGCCCGAATTCCCAAGAGTACGGGCAAATGATCCCCTGACATCGTTTCAGGCGGCAGAGTCAATCAAGGAAGCCGCCCCACAACACCATCAAGTTATTTTGGAGTGCCTTCAGTTCGTTGGCCCACTTGGGAAAGATGGGATTGCCACGCACACAGGGCTTGATGGCAATCAAGTTGCTAGGCGGCTCAATGAAATGAAAATCATCGGCTTGATTGAATTGACAGGCAACACAGTCAAATCCAACTCAGGACGCAACGAAAGAGAATGGCAATGTACCCACTCGGTTTGAACGGCAATCAGCCTGTTCACAGATTACGAACTTGTAATAAATGTGATGAAACCAAACCGCCAGAGGGCGGGGTTGATATGGGGCATAAGTGGATTTGTCAGGCTTGTTGGATTATGAGACTGACAGGCAAACACTTACGCCAATATCAAATTAAGTGAAAACCCTAGTGCCTTGTTTGTCAATGATCAAGGCTTGTTTGC